AAGAGTTGTAATTTCAGTTCCTTTACCACCTTCACGACGTGGCATCCAGAAATCTTCCATCATACTCAAATGACGACGATCGTCACGAGTCTCTCCAGTTGTCGCATCATAAACAATTTTATTTCTAAACTTGTTCATAATATCATTGACGTATTGTTCTGCTTTTAATTTCGGCAGATTACCAACGTCAACATAAAATACTCTACGCTCAGGTGCACGTGAAATGCGGTAGATAACTACTGCATCTTCAATCATCTTTAACTGGTTGGTTGGCTTAATCGCTTTATGCAAATAAGACATCATCATGCCAGTATTCTGATCCACCATTCCCGAAGGGGTGTAGATAATTGAATCTAACGAGAGCTTAATTCCTTGCGTAGTATTCTCTTGAATACCTTTATCATTATACAGATAAAATTCTTCGCTCTTAACTACAACATCAACACCTTGTGGTGTTCTTTTCTTTTCAACCTTTTTAATCTTGCGAATCTTACGAGGATCCACAAAACGCAATTCTTGAATGCCCAACTTAGGTTGGTTCATATCAATTAAAATATTGTAATAAATTCTTCCATCAATATACCACTGACGGAAAATGTCATGACCCTTGTCATCAAAATTTAATAAACGAAGGACTTCATCAAACTCTGTTCTAATCTTACCTTTAATTCCGTCAGACAATTTAACTTTGTCTAAGTTAATTTTAACAGCTTGATCATCAGGTTCAGCGATAATCGCTTCGTTTACAATATCTTCAATAGCAGCATCACAGTCAGCATATAAAGAAGTATCTCTATAACGACGAATAAGATCGTTCTCATTTTTAACGATGGTATCCATATCCATAACCATTCCATAATAGGAAGTGGCATTCGTGGATACAACTGTTGATCCATCATCAGAGATCGGAGTTACAACTGCTCCGATCTCTTTGTCTGTCTGCTTACGCTTTATCTCAAATCCAAAAATTTGCATAATTTAAAAAACCCTAATTATAAAGTTAAATTGGTAGTGGGAAACTACCGATTGGTGTATCAACGGAAACATTAAGATTGATTCCACCACCCTCAGTTGCATTAGAAGTAAAGTAATTGAATTGGAATTCTACATCAAATTGTTCGATCTGGTTTTGTTGATCATAGTCTAATGCGATTGGTCCAATGTTTGTTGGGAATGCATCTACAAATTTGTATGACTTGATGATTGCGCCAGAGCGATCTAGTTGATGCACTTGTAAGTCTACTTGATAGTCACGTGGGTTTGTTCTACCATCAGTTGAACTATAACTTTGAATACCAGCTTGCCATTGTTCCATAGCATTACGGATATTGAAAGTAGTATCGTTGTAAATTGATACAGTCCATGGAGCAAAGTTACGCTCGCCTGCGAAGTTTACTGGACGACCTTTATAAAGAACTTGAATGTTCTCGATAGTGGAAGCTGGTAACTGTGCAGACTTACACAAGAACTGAGCACGTTGACCAGCTACGACACCTAGTGGTACGTAGCTTGGGAATACTAATTCAACACGGAATTGATTTGGGCGAGCACCGCCACCAATCATTTGCGCTTTGAAGTCGCTAATATTTGCCATTTAAATCTCCTTTGTTCTTTCTTTATTTAGTCTCTTAGCCACCGATCTCGCTGAAATTAATTCCAGAACGAGCAGCAACGAAGTTAAGAGTAATAAAGTTAATTGAACGTGCTGGCTTGATAAAGATATCAGCAACGAATTCGTTACGGTCAATAACTTCGCCAGTATTGTTAGAGTCATCACACTTAACAACGAAGTCAGTAATACCACGACGACCTTGAACGTCACGTAGGAATGGTTCAACTAAGTTCTTAAACTGAGCACGAGTGAATCCATCGTTGAATTCAAACAACTGATACTTAGCAGCAGTTGCAATGGCTTTCTCAAGAACAATAAACAGACGACGCACGTTAATGCGATCGAATGCAGATGGCTTAGCCAATAATGTCTTATCGCCAAACAATACAGTACCATCTCCTGGGAAAGTAACAACTGGGTTTACGCCATTCTTGTATAGGTTGTCACGATCTGTTTTGTCTAAACTAATTGCTAGCTTAACTACGTTCTTAACTTGACCACGATTCAAACCACCTGGAGACCACCATGCATCGTTAGTGTAGTCAGTACGTGCGCACAATCCAGCGATATCGCCGTTTAGTGGAACATAACGATACTTGTCGTTGTAACGATCATATTGATACTTATAGCCAGAATCTAAAGCTGCATAAGAAGTAGTTGTCAATGCATTGCGATATGCAATGATTTTAGTTACGGCAGTTCCTTGGCTATTTGCGCTAGTGATGATAGAACCATCAGTATCTTCTGGAGAGAAGAATGCCATACAATCTCTTCTAGTTTCTACAATATCAATGATAGCATTGGCAACCGCAACAGAACATTTACCTGCTGGAATTAATGAGATGTCATAAGTTGCATCATCAGAGAAAATAGTCCATGCAGTGATACGTTGACCATCAGTTGCAGTGAAATCATCAAGACCACCTGATAGAGAACGAGTTACAGATGCAGAGTTAGCGAATGATGTTCCTGCTACATCATTACCCCAGTTAGTTCCAGTAGCTGGATGATCCATCCACCAGATATACTGTGAGCGAGAATTGATTACGTCTTTGTAGTAGTTATTAGTTCCGTCAAATTTCTTTGCGTCACCAGCTTTTGAAACATAAGAATATTTTTCTAGAATAGTTCCTGGAACACCAGTCCACAAACCATCCTCATCGATAACGATTAAATGTAGTTCATCATTTGAACCACCTACGCTTGCTGCAGCATCAGAAGTTCCTGGAGCTGTATCAAACTCATCTTTGTATACCCAAGTAGAGAAACTTGATGAGTCAGCCAAAGAAACTTGTAAAGAGTTACCCAATGTTCCTGGATATTTTGCAGCGAATTCGCCAACAACACCAGCACCATTTACAAAAGATGTTAGGTAATCGTTTTCGTTATTAATTTTAACGCCACCAGTTGCAACAACTGCAGTTCCAGAAGCACCAGTACCACCGCCACCAGTTAGTGTAACTGTTGGAGCAGAAGTATATCCAGATCCGCCATTGGTAACTGTAATGCTAGCAACTGTTGTACTAGAAAGAGTGATCGCACCAGCAGTTGCGCCAGTACCAGTACCAGTAATAACTGCAGTTGGAGCAGTTGTATAACCAGATCCACCGCTAGTGATTGTGATGCCAGTAACAGCACCATCAGTAACTTGAACAGTACCAGTCGCAGCAGTACCACCAGCTGGAGCAGTGAAAGTTATAGTAGGTGTTCCAGTGTAACCAGTACCACCAGCAGAAACTGCAGCGGAAGTAATAGAACTACCAGCCATATTGGCTACTGCAGTGGCTTGCACACCACCAGCAATTTGTGGTGCGCTAAGTGTTACAACTGGAGCAGAAGTATAACCTGATCCAGCAGCACTTCTGGTAATTGCAGTTACAGTACCAGATGGACTAGAAACAGCATTACGGTGATTGATTGTATCAACACGAACGACCAATAAATTGTTTGTATATGATAAGAAGTTTGCTGCTGTGAAAAAAGATGCTGCACTATCGGCAACAGGTTTTCCGAAACGACGAACAAGTTCGGTTTCAGATGAAATGGTTACAGGTTGAAGAACTGGACCCCACTGGAACACTCCAGCAAAAGCACCAGCAGAAGTCGAAACTGCTGGTACAATAGAGGTAAAGTCTTTTTCTACAACTGCAACGCCAGGACTAAGTTGAAAAGGCATTGTAATTCTCCTTATTACATGTTATTCTGTTTTGCTTCGAGGAGCACTTGAAAGCACTAATTTATTTATTGAAACCGCAATTTCAAAAGTTCAGTAGTGGTTTCTCTCTTGTATCCCCATTGTCAAAAAAACCAAATGGGGTAAGTTCTTCTTCCATCGCTTTAATCTTTTTCTCATACATAATTTGTCTTAGGTTTACATTATTTAGGTCTTTGAAATAACTCGTAGAAGTTAGCCAAGAAAACAGAACCAAAGACATAACCATATCATCATGATACCCCTCATCAGCTTCGTAAGAATTGCGTTTTTCTATAAAAGTTGAAATTTCTGATATAATATCTGCGTCTTGTATAATTAGCTTATTTTCTT